GCATTGGATGCGCTAGAAGCGGCATTTGCAGCACTTAATGCTGCGGCAGATTGAGACGCTTGAGCAGTTGCATCGTAATCTTGCCAAGCAGTTCCGTTATATATACGAAATTTTTCTGGAGATACGCTGTTATTTTCGTACATGATGCCATTGTTTAGCGCAATGCTATTGGCAGATGCAAAAGTAGCAGCAGCAGAATCTGATGCAAAAGAACCTAAAAACGCACCTCTAAAAGAAGCAAGTAAGGCGGCTGTACTATTTGCAGATGAAGATGCGCTGGTAGCTGAACCAGCAGCAGCCGTAGCGCTATTTGCCGAATTAGTAGCGCTAGTTGCGGAGTTTGTGGCTGATGTTGCGGCTGCGGTGGCTGATCCAGATGCTGCCGTAGCTTTTGTAGTAGCTATACCAGCCTGAGTAGTGGCTGTAGTAGCAGAATTCGTTGCATTAGTTGCTTGAGTCGTAGCGGTTGCGGCAGAGTTTGCGGAATTGGTTGCTTGAGTAGCTGCTGCTGTTGCTGATCCAGCGGCGGCGGTGGCAGATGTGGCAGATGCTGTAGCTGAATTTGCGGCATTAGTAGCTGATGCTGATGATGCCACAGCATTTGCGATGGTAATGGGATTTACTTCTCCAATATCACCTTTAACTCCAATGGGGGCTAAGTTAAGCTCAACGGTAAAATTGCTATCTGTTACCTCTAGCGCAACCGAATTTAGTTGTACTGGTTGGATTTCTACCGATAAGGTCATAGTGTTACCTGTTCAATGAGTGAGACGTAAAAGGTTTCTGTTGATCTAACTATTCCCTGCTCTGTAAATTGAATATCACAAAGCAAGTTTCCAGAAGGCCATGTAGACGTATCTGAATTTGATGGTGTCAAAATAAAAACGCCAGGATTATTTGTTTGATCCGCTTTGGTTATTACTAGATCCGTTACTAAAACCGCAGCTTCTCGAATTTGGCTTTTAATATCTATGTTTGTAATGTCGTATGGAACGCCGTTTTGCAAATAAGTGCAATTAACGGTAAACGAATCACCTTTTTTAAAGTCTGGAAGGCTAATGGTCATATCTGTCCTTATGCTGGGAATTTTGATTTCAAGAAATCTTCAAACAAAAAAAGCGCCCTGCTTCCCATGTGTCCTGATATGCCGACCAATGCAGCAGTTACCAAAGGCGCTATTTGTGAGTTTTCGCATAGCCAAAACGTCAGAACTCCCGCAAATCCTGATGTGACTATTTCTCCGACTAATTCGGCAATATTGAAAATGCGTGTTTGACCTAGGGCTAACTTACGCATGAAGTTAACAATCCCACCCAAAATAGCAAGTGAGAAAACCCACCCATAAGTGATAATTGAATATGACGTAGGATCTTTTTCCATGAATGTTATTCCTGAATAAATGTGTTGAATTTTTTTAAATTTTCAATAGATGTAATAACTTGAAGGTTAGATTCAACATGCAAACCACAAACCTTTTTATTAATCAACGGAATAACATGGTCAACATGCCATTTGACTCCGGTTACATCGCTTCTTTTTTTGGCAATCTCATAAATTTCTTCAATAAAAAATTTATTAGCCCATCTTGGTGTTGCGTTTAATAATGCTGCTCTTCTATTTGCTCTATATAAGGTCAGCTTATGTTTATTAATAGCTTTCCATGCTCTCTTCTTTTGCTGTCTTTGATCTTTATTTTTTGAGTAGTCAATTTTTGAATTTATTAGAATTGCAGCTTTTTTAGCCTTGTATCTAATTGCAGACCGTATAGATACTTTTTCTTTATTTTTTTGATAATGCTCAGCAGAAGTTTTTAATTTTCTTTCTTTTACGCCCTCACGCTTAACGTACTCAGAATCGTATTGTGATTTTTTGAGCTTTAACTCAGCATCCTTATCAATCATAGAAATTTTCTAGGCAATAAAAAACCCGCCGAAGCGGGTTGGGTTTTGTAATTACGGTTAAGCTGGTGGGGCTATAAATTTTCCTGTGTCATCCTTTATCCATCCAACTTCAACGCTATCTTCTACAACATAAGTTTGAGGATGAGGATTTTCTGGATCAAATTGCGGAACTTGATCTAAGTTTAATAAAACAACAACTTTTTCAATTTCGTTATTAATAAAAGTACTTGCATATTTCATGTGTATTTCCTTAAAAAATTATCCACCGCCACTACCAGCGGTATTCACAGAGCTAATAGGCGTATCGAAATAATTTCCATTGGATATGGTTATTCTTTGAAAGTTGTAGGTAGTCGTTCCGCTATAAAAACTCCAAGAAGAAACGCTTGAAATCCCGTTTCCAGCAGATCCCGCATAGTTTGCGCTTGCTACGTTTGCGGCTGCTGTAATAAAACCGCTGTTATTTGTTAGTTGACTGGTATATGTCGGAGAAGTAACGGTAACTGCGCCAGTTTGACCATTAACGGATGTCACTCCACCGTTTCCAGCAGATCCAGCGGAGGCTGCATATCCCGCAGATCCAGCGCTATTGGCGTAATTTACCGAAAAATTTGCTGGGTTATAGACGTAAAAATTTACCCCGTCACTACCACCCCATAACCAAGTTGGCTGCCCACCTTGACCAGACCATGCCCAATTCCATGTAGTTACCGATGGTTTTCCAGACACTCCAGACCAGGGAACAGTAGATGCTGAACTTGCAGATCCAGAGCTAGTAGCATAAGAAACGCTACCAGCAGATGTCTGATAACCGCTTGGATTGGTAGAGTTGTATGGGGTATACCCAAGAGCAGAAATAACATTTATGGCAACCCCACTAGCAGATGTAATTCTTCCCTTTGCATCCACAGTAAATGATGGAACTGTTACAGATGATCCAAACCCACCGACATTAGAATTGACTGATGTTAGGGTTGATATTAATGTTACAGATCCAGACCCATCAATGTTTACTGATCCTGTTATATCCCCAGAAATATTTAATGCAAATGCGTTTTTTAGCTTTATAGCTTGTGAAACTACGATTGCATAAGTTGCAGTTAGGGCAGACCATGCTGATCCAGAAAACTTTTCCCAATAGGAATTTGCTGAATTCCAGCGAATTGCATTTACTGGAGTGTTTGCTGGGCTTGTTGTTGCTGGGTCTAATCCTAAAGCAAGGTCAATAGCAGTTGATTTAATTTCTGTTGGAATATTGACATAGTTATCAGATGTGATCGGTTTATTAAAATCAGAACTAGACATAATTAATAGCCTTTAGCTGCCCAAGAAACCGTGCCATTGACACGAATTCCAGAGGAATTGAATAAAAGAATTTTGAAGCTGGTTGGATAAGGGGCATCTAAGAAATCATAGATTGCGGTTATTGGTGTAGTTGATTTTGGTGTTACTTGAATAGAAATAACATCAACAAATTGAACAAAGAAATTAACTACAGTTCCGCCGCTATCAGATGCTAGGCAATTTACATTTCCAGCGTCGTTTTTTAATTTAACGTCTAATTTAAATTCAAGAGAATCAATTCTGATTATTGATAAATTATCAGATGACGTTACTGTAACTCTATATTTAACATATCTAAAATTCGTTAAATAGGCTTGAGTAGTATTTGAATAATCTATCCAAGTAACCCCATCAGCACTTGAGCTTATGGTTGTTGATAAAGTTGGAGATCCTGAAATTACATCACTTGTAATGTTTACTGCTACATTTGATGATGAAATTACCGCACCATAATCAATTAGCTCTTCATAGTATCCGCTTGATAGTGATGGTTGAGCATAAACAGGATAACCAGCATTTATCTGATCTTGTAAAGTATTCCAACCATGCGTAGAAAAATGTGCAGCAAAGGTTGAGGATGTATCAATAGGCAGAATTAACGATCCAGAATCAGTAATTGCATTATTTTTTGTGCCATTAAAAATACTGTATAAATCGGAATGTAATATGTAATCAGGGGGCTGATTTACTAATGCTGTGACTAGCGACGGCGTTCCATAATTACCAGCGCTATCAATACCCGTGATCCAATATGTATAGTTTCCAGCGGCTGTTTCAAAAACGGTGGTAAACAGACCAGATTTTGTTCCAAGAACAAAAGCGGAGTTATAGTCCGTGCCTTTTCGCACTTCATAAGAAGAAACGGGCAATGAACGAGTTGAATCCGTCCAATAAAGAAGAACATTATTATCAATTACTTGAGCAGTAATAACTGTTGGCGCTGGAGGTATTACTAGAACTTGAACCTGACCATAGCTTCCGATGTTTCCCGCTACATCAACACCAGCAACCCAAAAAGTATTAGATCCGCCAAAGTTTGCTGGTGCTTGGTATTGATTTGTATAAGATTGCGCTACATCTGTTGCTAAAGCTAATGTTGCACCTGATTTGATAATGTAATGGTCAATTGGCAACGCAGTAATAGCATTAGTCCAACTTAATACATAATTCTCACCATTAAACGATGAGGCTATTGATGGAGATGAAGGTGCTGGTATCGTCAAACTTTGTGATGCATACCCACCAATATTTCCTGCTACATCTACGGCAGCTACCCAATATGTTTGCGACCCACCATAAGTAACCGCACTTTGATATTGAGTTGAATATGCAATTGCTATTTGAGTTGCAGCAGCTAATGTAGCGCCATTTGAAATAATGTAATGGTCTATAGGGAACGTGCTAAGAGGAATAGTCCAATTTAAAACATAATTTTGCCCAATAATGCTTGTGTTTAACGTTGGGGTTGCTGGTGTCCCAATGGTTACAGAAACTTGTGCAGCGTTTGTAGACTCGCTATTTTTATTGTTTCTAGCTTTAATAAAGTATGTATAAGAACCCGATGATTTTGGTGGAAGTGTTACGGTGCTACCTTTGTAATATCCAACTAAAGAAGATGCTCCCCAAGAGCTTCCTTGCCTAATCTCATAATCATAAAGAGATGGTAATGGAACCTGATTCCAAGTTAATTGAATTCCAGTTGGTATTAAAAGCTCTGTAATTGCCGTAACATCTGGCGGAATAAGTGGCTGACCATTTACGGTAAATGATTGTAAAAATACTGACCCAGCAAACGTCCCAGAAGTGGGTAAAATTTGAATATCCAAAGAACCAGTTTGGTCTACCGTCAAATCAAATTGATTTGTATATGTAGTCAACCTATTCCAAGCGCCTCCATTAATTCTCCATTTCACATCGCCTTTTTCAAAATTAGACGCATAAAAACTAACAGTAATTAACGATAAAACGTTGTTATCACTTCCCATATACACCAACTCGCTAATAGTTGCGGAGTTAACCATTGGGGTGCTATTAAGCAATAAAGTATTTGAATAAGCGGCATTCCAAGTTCCATCCCAAGCTGAATAAAACTCTGGATCTTCATCGGTTGCAACTACAGTAACCCTAGATTCGCTTGAAGGCTGAACAGAAAGTATTTTTACTAGCTTTCCTGGAGTTGGCAATGGAGAGAAAAACCAAATATGATCCATATCCAACGTTCCAGTTTCAAAATCTGGAGCGACATTTAATGTCAAGGAGTTTGAATCTCCGCTACCAGAAACGACTGTGTATGTAGTCATTGTTCCATCTGGCTTTTTAAGCATTAAATAGTCTGTTTTTCCACTTCTTGGAACAGTTCTATCTATTGTTAATGTGTTTCCAGTATGGCTAATAACTCGACCAGAATACCCCCATTGGGTAAGGTCGTGAGATAGCAACACTACGTCACCACGTTGGCATACAAATCCTTCAAAATCGCAATCCCATTGAATTCGACGAGTTCTGTAGTATTGCTGTGCGGCAATGTAATTTGCAAATTTACCAGCCATTGCTTGATTGGTACAGCCAAGCAAATTAATCGAGCTTGATCTGGATGGGCTTGTTACGCCTGGAACAATTACCCTAACTTGATCTTGAACCCAGTTATTTGCTGGATTAACGTAAGTAACAATGACTTCTTCTGCAAGCTGTTCCGTTATGTAATTAACTGAAAAACTTCCTCGCAAAATATTGCTCATTCCAAATGCAGCTACTGGAGATGCGTTTCTTTGATCCCAAACAACGCCTATTTTTCCTGTTGCCCATGATGGTGAAGCAAAACCACATCTTGCAATTGTTGTAAGTACATCCGCTGCGGTCTGAGTGCTATCAAAGACAGCATTAAAGCTTAAACTTTCAGCATCACAAAATGCAGCCCAAGAATGTAGCCCATCCAAATCAATTTGGGAATCTGGCATTCCTACGCCATACAGAAGTTTTCCAGCGCTATCAAATCTTCCTTTGGAAAAATCCATAAACCAATGTGCAGGGTTACTGGTCTGTCCATAAACCCAAGATGAACCGTTCCAGTAATTAGCATTTGCAATCGCCGTGACCGAAAGCTGCTGAACCGTTCCATTTAATTGATCGGACGCTTTAATTACCAAGCCAATTCTATTTTGCCCAACATAAGTAGAGGTATCTAATTGATAACTTCTTAAGGTGTCCCAAGTAGTTGCGTTTTGGGTTCTGGAATCTGTAGAATCTGCGGTATTTCTTAAAATTCTTACGTCATAAGCACCATTTGCAACGTCAATATAGTAAGTTTTTCTAATTGGGCTTTGGGATGCGCCAGAAATAATGACAGTATTGCTAACTTCATTTTCAATGGTTGAATTAATCCAAGAAGATGTGCCAGTTGGCCTATGTTGAATAGTTAAAGAAACGCTAGTTGAGTCTAATCCACCATTATTATTTGCATAGTAAAGGGTTGTAATAACATCAATTCCAAGCTTGTAAGAATCTGTAGAGCTTGAGCGTGTCATCCATCCGCTTGCATTAGTAAGAACGCCGCCTGAAATGGTATCTACATTTCCAGGAAAAGAAGTTATTCTTCCTTGGGAATCGCAACCATACCAGGCGTAATTTGTGTAATCTGTAATTGGACTGGTTCCAATCTGCCAATTACTTAGAGCTAAATCAGATAAACCTAGGTTAAAAATCTGATATAAGTATTGATCGTCACCTTGAAACTCTGTATATGGTTTTGCTCCCATATCTGGAAAAAATTGCATTGTTCCCATTACGACGGGCATAGACTCATATGGCCTAGACCGATTACTTCCACCCGTAATGCTATAGGTAGGTGAAGATTGGGAATTTACGCCGCTAGTTGAGCTTGTGTCAGTTCCTGGAACAACGGCTTTAAAGATAGCATTAACCACCATCGAGCCAGCAATACTAATAGCTGCACCAGCAGCAGCACCCCACGCAGCGCCATAGGCAGCGCCTACTGCTCCCGCCGTATAAACCGATAAAACAACTACCGCAATTAAAGCAACAATTTGCAATGGGTTTGATCCACCGCCGCCACCGCCACCGCCGCTAGCTGCCGCCTGAACGTTAATTAACTGCCCGTTTTTTGGGCAAATAATATCCCACTCATCTACAGTTAATAAGCGGTCATCTAATAGGACAATAATTGATTGACGGTCATCAATTCCCGTTTCGAGCAATATTTCTCTAACTGTCGATCCTTGTGCAACCTCTTTAGAGATAACTTTACGATCTGCTCCTATTAAGACTGGATGGGGATGCCAAATAACATCCATAGCATTCATCAAAGGGCTATTTGTAGCGTTCATCACTTCCACTTGTAATATCCCTCTACCATTAAGAAAAATTTGCTTAAATCTCGAATTTTGTGCAGCACTACCATTCCTGCGTTTTCCATAGCATGAAGTACGCATTTATCGCCATTTACTATGCAAAAAACTCCAATATGCCCAGGTCTACCAGCGCAAATCATGAGAACAGCATCCCCTTCTTTTGGGTCATTAGTTTTTTCGCCATAAATAGCGACTAAATCAGTCATTTGCCCTACCCGACCAAGCCTTGAAGATGCTCTTGCAACTTCTATTTCTTCAGGGGTTGGAAGCTTGAAAACTTCACGCCTTACACGACTTAAAAGACGAGCGCAATCAGCTTCACCAGAGACATAAGGATCTCCGATGTAATTGGATGACCAATGCAATTAAAAAATTCCGCTTGAGTTATCTGGTCGATATTGAATGCAAATTGCAGGCCGAGAAAATAGATTGTCAAAACCTAAATCTGCCGTTACTTCTTGCATTGTGACGTTTACGTTATAAAGATTCATGGTAATTTGCCATTCAATTAAATCAGGCCTTGATCGCATGATTTGCATGAATTTAACGGTGCTTCCCTGTCCGCCATTACTTGTTTCGATCCAATACATTAAATCTTGCCCAACGTTATCAACAGCTAACTTTGCTTTTGGCAATTGGCTTTCATAGTCATCTGGCAAAATACATCTAAACGGACAAGCAATAAAAGTATTTCCATTGCTTACTAAGTCTTGCGTATCGTTTATGACTCGAACGGGAACGGTTAATAAAGGATGATCGATTTCCAATAAAACTAATGGCGCTTCTTGTGCGCTAACAGATGAAAGTGTTGACTTATAAGCGGACGAATATGCTCGTGTCATTTATTAACCCCAAGATTCTATTTTTGCTTGCACTTGCCAGGCGGACATTCCACCTAACATTGGGGTTGCGGTAAATCCACCATTGACAAAACGAGCTTGAACTACCGTTCCCGTTACTGGATCAGAATAGTTAAACCAAGAAGCTCCTTCGCTTAGAGTGCTAGAGAACCAGGTTTTAAATGCCAGATAATTGCTCAAACCTTCAATATAAATATTGCAAGTTCTTGTCATCATGACAGTAGATCGAACTTTAGCTTGTCTTGGAGGCCCAGATTCCATATCCGACCTCAGAATAGCGGACTCTCTTTGCTCTTGATAGCCATTAAAAAGTATTTTTGCGTATGTTGGAAGGGTTGGGGTTGTCATTACATTGCCCTTCTAAGACCAAAAACGCTTGCCATTTGCTGAGACATTGCTCCGTTATTTCTAAGGTCTGTTGCCATTGCTTTTTTAACTAATACTTCTACATCAATTCCGCTATCATTTTTCTTGGCTGTGGCAACTGCTGTGTATCCATCTCCACCAGCTTCATTATTTACAGTAATATTTATGACGTTTCCAGGTGTTTGTGCGCCTAGAGACTTCACCCCAAGCTTTCCAGATCCGTCACGAGTTAACGGCATTACGGCCTCTGTTCCAGCCTCCCCCATTAACCCTGTTCCACCATTTGCCATTGGAAATAATGTTGGAGTTGAAACAACGCCGCCATTAGCAAATGGAATTACATTTCCGCCGCTAAAAATATTTCCGTTTGCGCTTTTGTTTGCCAATGCTGAAGATGGGCCAATAAAATTGGAACTTCCTTCTGTGGCAGATCCGTAGCCGCCTAATCCAATGGCTTGACCTAAGCTAGTTGCAATTCCAGAAATAGCGGCACGGGCTTGAATACGAATTAAATCGCTTATTACGCTGGTTGCAAAGTTAGAAAAATTAAGCTTTCCTGTCATGGCAAAGTTCACAACAGCATCTTCCATGTTTTTAAAGCCGTTACTAAAAGCGGTGCTTGCGCCTGTTGCTGCGTTGTTAGCGGCATAAGAATAATCTGCAATAGATTTACTAGCGCCAGCGCTCCATGAAGTTTCTGCGGCCTGACGTTGGCGAACAGCATCAATTTGCTGTCTAGTTGCCGATTGCGTCAGATCAGTCATTCGCTGTAAAGTTTTTTCCGATAAATCGCCGTATTCTTTAGTAAGTTGAGCCTTTTGCTTTTCTAAATCAACCGTATTTTTATGTTCAATGTTTAAAATTTCAACTTCTTGAACATTTTTTCCGATTAATTGCTGTTGAAATCCTAAGTCTGAATTTTGAATTTCTAAGTTTTTGGCATAGGCATCTACACCTCTTGATTCGTCTAATTCTTTAATTTTTGCAATTAATGGCGCTGCTTGATCTGCTACGCCTTTTTCTGAAGCTTGCAGCTCCAGCATTGCGATTTTGTTAGATTCAACTTGAGTGGATTGAGCCTTAAGCGCTGCTAAAAAGTTATTACCAGCAGAATTATTTTTCAATCCTAGGGCAGCATTAACATCATTATTTTTATCGGCATCGACTGGATTTGCCAAAGCTGCCGCATTCTTCTTTTGATAATCTTTAAGGATAGTTAGTCTATCTTCAAGGGTTTTGATAAGCTCACTATTGTTTCCGCCTAAACGCACAACTCCAGGATTGGAGGAAGCGCTGGCATCATCAGCTTTTAATTTATCAATCTTTGCCTGGGCGGAAGTAATTTCATCGCCTACATGAGTAAAGTCAACGCCCGATAACGATAATTTTAAATTGGCTGCGTTATAAAGGCTGGTAAAGAATCCATCTCCAGCTTTTCTCGCTTCATTGAAAGCTTCAATAGCAATATTGATGCTAGGTACTAAATGCGATGCGAACTCAACACCAAGATACTTAGTGTTTTCGGTCATTATTTTGATGTTATCGCCAAATTCTTTGGCATCAGCAGCAAATTGAGTAGATATTTTTGAGTGAGTATCGTCAAATCTTTCGTTTAACTCACGCAAAAACACTAAAGCATCTGCCCCACCCTTGCCGCCAATAGATTTCATTACATCTTGAACGGTGTTAGGGTCTAATCCTTGAATGGATTTAGCAACTCGTGTCATTAGCTCATCTGGAGCCAACGTTTTAAGTTCTTGTACGCTAATGCCCAAAGCCGTATAAACTGCGGCTAAATTTTTATTGCCATTTGCGGCTTGCGATGCGGAAATTTCTAATTTCTTCATCAATCCCGCAACGGTGTCCATCTGGGTTCCAGCAAGACTAGCAATTAGCGTAAATTTGCTAATAGATTCAACGCTAAGACCCGTTTTGATGGATAGGTTAGCCATTGACTCACCCATTTCAATAGCGCCGCCCACAAGCTCTTTAAAGACAAATCCGCCACCAGCTACCGCACCTAAAGCTAAACCTACTGCGCCAAATCCTTCTAACGCTTTTGAAATTGGGCTTTCTAACAAACCCATAGAATCAGCAACGCTTTTAAAACCATGCTCTGCCGCATTAGCAGCGTCCAACATAGAAGCTTTAATGTCACTACCGCCACGCCTGGCAATCTCAGCAGCACGAGAAAAGTCCGATTGCAAAGATGATGTATTAGCTGACATCGAGATATTGAGTGCGCCAATACTTGTAGACATTATTGCTTCCCTTTTTTGCTGAACAACGCTTTTAACCTTACCGATTGAGTTTTTGGATCAATGGGTTCTGGCTCTTTTGGTTTTACAACTTCTTTTTCTGGCAATTCAACCCAAGGCATAAAATCCATTGGAGTAAATGGTTCAGTTTTTTCATTTGATCGATTGATATTTCCTAGCATCGCAAGCTGTTGCGATAACAAAGAATCAACACGGCTATCTGCGTCTGGCTCAATCTGAAAATAAGCAGCCCATTCAGCCATTTGAGCCGAACTAAGCTGCTTTAGTAATACATCTGGATGAATTACGCCTAACTTAAGGCAGAGTCGGAAGGCAAGCCGTCTCCAGTAACGGCTGCGGAGTTTTTTTCCAGTTCCTCAAGATCCTCTTTAGAGATCCGATTAATCCTAGAAACAACTTCAAACACCCGATCAACAGCGCCAGCAAACTTTGTGCCAAGCATTGGTAACTCTTCATCTGTAAATAGACGCTGACCAAATTCATCAACTAATGCAAGTCCAACATAAGCGGCACGAATACCAATGCCGCTTTTGTTGTTCATGTTATAAAGCTTGTATTCCACAGCGTCTTTTGCATCAGCAGAAAAGCTAGTTACCAGAACTTTACCGCCCCACTCTGGAACGTCTACTTCTTCACGCTTTAAATCACTAGCGGCAATAATGTCCGCTTTTGATAAGAGTTTTTTAGACATTAGATGGAAGCCCAAGCAACAGCTCCAGAGATACGAATATCAACAGAACCTTTAACGATTGCATCAACGCCGCCAGCTACAGAAAATTTCTTAACATAACCAGTAAAAATAGCGTTTTCGCCATTTGACAAAAGCAATTTAAAAGTTTTTCCAACTTGGCTATCACGCAAAGCCAATAATTGAGTTTGTCCTGCATCAGAGAAATCACGGTCTAGCTCAATAGAGAATTGACCATTATCCTCAAGACCCAAGCGGTATTCTTTAGCTGTACTTGCCAAGTTTGTAACGTCAAGCTCAGAAGATGAGCCATCAAAACCTGAGAAAGTTTTAATATTGCCGACGGCTGTATAAGTTGGGCCACCAGAAATAGCGGTGTCAACAGAAAAGGTAGTTCCTTGTGCTGAAATAGCGGTTGAAGTCATGTTAATTCTCCATAAATGAAAAAACCGCCCAAAGGCGGCTGAAAAAAACCACCTTGCGGTGGCTATTGGGCGGTTACTACTAAATTATTTTTGATACCAAACTGAAAA